TTTTTGACATAGAAGTTCAATTGCAGGTAATACTTCTTCTGGAAAGAATTGTTCTGCCCAAACAGACGCAGCTTCAATCCTAGCATCAGAATTATCGCCTAATGCTTTAGCTTCAGCTTCTATATCTACTTGTTCTGGACCTGCATATTCTGCAAACTTTTCTATACCTTCTTTAAACTTTTCTTGAGAAAATCCATTTTCATATGAATGATCTGCCCACCATTGTAGCAATTCGTTATTAAAACCTTCTTCAGCATTAACAACGTCTGGCAATTCATAATCACCCGATGAGTTTGGTCGATCACCAAAACGTTCTTGAATAAGTTCTTCTTTTACTTGTTCTTTAAGAACTTCTTCTTTTTCTCCAAGTTTAGACTCTAAAGATTTATATGCTTTGCCAAGTTCAGCAGGATCACTAAACTTTTCTGGTAGCCACTCAGGTCGTTCAGTAGCCACTTCTTCATTTGTTTCAATTACTTCAGCTTCTTGTTCCATCAGATTTTACCTTATGTGCATGATTAATACGAGATTCAATTAAACCAACAAGATAACGTTGCCCTTCTAAATGACGCAGTTCTTCTGTAGAAACATTTGGTCCATTAACCATTTCAATAGTTACTGAACGTAAATACTTTAATACAGCTTGTCCTGTTGGCGTACTAAATATTTCAGCGACATTGAGACTTATCTCCCTGTCTTTTCCTTGTGGTCGATGTATTCCGTCAACTCCCACATTTACTTTTGTACTCAAGCGTTACTCCATTGGTTGCTCTGCGGCAGGTGCAGCAGCCTGAGCTTGCTGCATTTGCTGCATCATTGCAACTATTTGTTTACGCTCTTGTTCATCTCGGATCAAGGTATCTGGTACACCAAATTTTTTAGCAAGGTAAAGTGCTGTCTCTTCAGAGTTAATTAATAGCTGCATAGCCTCTGGACCAAAAGCTGCGTTAGTTAATTCTAAGAATCGTGACACTGAAGATATATCTTGATTGGCTTGCGCTTGTGCCAATGGTGATGATGAGCGTATTTTTATTTCTCTACCATTAACAGTTGGTACTTCAATACGTCCTTGTTTTTTAAGAATATAAATAACACGCTGTAATACTGGCTGCACAAGTTCTGCTTGCAGTCTGCCAAAAGCCGATCCTATCCTGCGTGATAAATCTGCCATACGTTCAGCTACTTCAGTAGCAGATGCAGGAGTTTTATCTGGATTTCCTAGCATATCATTGTATAATGCGCGTTTTATATTCTGCCGCATATCTGACAAAACAAGCTGTGCAACATCAAATCTTCCTGCTGCTTGAATAGGTTGAAGTCCAGAAGAGCCCATTGCTTTAGGTATTATAGTTCCTGGAACAAGATTTATTGTATCAGGGTTTATTACACCATCATCTTCTATTTGATATATTCCTGAGATAGACATTTGTGCATTTTCAAGAATAAGTTCTATTGTAAGATTTGTTGTTTTAATTGCAGACAATGCATTGATTAGTGGGCCTCGACCATAAACTTCTCCTGCACATTTAGACCATCTAAAACAAATAAACGGATTAGAGCCTACGCCTTCCATCTTATATGACATAATCAAAGTCTTTGTTGTCATACATATTGCGTAATATAAATGTGCTTCAACATTAGGTCGTGAGTAATCTTTGCAAACAATCTCAAGTATTGTTGTTTTAAGATCACCAGAGTTTTGAACCATGTTTGCCAAATCCCCAGTAAGCTTTGCTTGAGGATAAAGTATTTGTATTTGATCAAAGCGTATACCCTTACGCTCTCGAAATACATGATCTATTCGATCGTCAGGCCCAGTATCTAAAATTACATGGGGCAATGGAATTGCAGAGAAACGCACAGGAGATAATGCGTCACCTTCTTCGCAAACCAAAACCCCAGTTCCTACTGCCAAGTCCATAAATGATTCATGAACTTCTTGTGCAAAGTTTGAGTTCTGCAAAACTTCAAACACATATTCTGTTACTTCATCTAGGTCATTATCAACAGAATCTTTCTGGGCATCAGGTATTTCTGACCCTGCCATTAAGTCAGCCCATCTTGCAAAGTTAGGAACTAATCCAGATTGTAATCGAGATGCAAACTCTTGAACACCGACAACTGCGGTTTCATCAAATATTTTATCATCTCTACGCTCACCAATACTTTCATAATAAAAAGATTCCCTTTGCGGCAAAGCATATTCATAACATTCTTCAAATAAAGAAACAAAGTTTTCACGCTTTGCTTTAGCGGATTGATACCGCTTTAGATATTGTTTTGCAACGGGATCATTTATCATTAGCCAAACCTACTATAATAACCTGCGCCACCACCTGCGCCAGTAAATAAACTTCTTCTATTAGAAGTACCAGCTCGTCTTATTCTTTTCTTTAGGCTTGATGCAAGTAAATCTTCTTCTTGCCCTTTAGCTGCAAGCTCTCTTTGCCTTGCTTCTTCTGCTTCTTTCTTTGCTAGTTCTTCTTCTTTACGTTTTTGTTCAGCAAGTATCTGAGCTTGACGATCTTGTTGAGCTTGTATCTGACTCATCATTGCAGCAGAGCTTGCTTGAGCAGCAGCAGCTTGTTCTTGTTGCGCTTTTAACATTGCCTCATTCTGAGCTTTTTGTTGAGCAAAAGCTGCTTTTTGCGCCTTAATTTGTTTTACGCCTAGAATCCCACTTATTAAGGTCGGGAGCACTATATTCCAACACATTACAATCTCCTTTTTTTTAAGCTATAAACAAATAAAATTATAAAATGCAACGCACAATTACATCCTAGCCCAAAGTCCTTGTCTTCTTTCTTGAGGCTTTCGCTTAGAAAACACATCAAAACTTCTACCTGCAACAACAGGCCTTGCTGCTTTTTGAGTATTTAAAAGAGCTCGACCTTCTCCTGCACCTAACATCATATATTGCAGCGCATCATGAATATGAGAATACATATTTTTATCAGGTTTATCTGCATATCTTTCGCCAGATACTTCCATCCGTTTATATTGATAGCCACCTTCAAAGCCTTTGATAAGTTGTTGGCAACGTCGATCAATTAAAAAAGCAGGTTTACCTTCAACCATTTTGTTGAGTTGGGAGGAAACTGACTCAAGCCGAAGGTCAACAGAGTTGGAGGGCGCAGGATACGCTCTCAAACCTGCCCCACGCAAAATGTGAAAAGGTGTGGATTCATCAGTTTGCGCTCTAAAATCACCTGCTGGATCACCATAAATGTAAACATCAGGACACTGAGAAAAGCGTGTAGCTATTTCTTCTCTTAATACTTCTGCAAATCTAACAATGCCCATATCAAAAGCAACAATCTCTGATTGAATTAACCATCGACCTCTTACCTTTTGACCAAGAGTTGCGGCAGGTGTAAGTCCAAAGTCTAACCCAACATACAACGGAGCATTAGCAGCAACAGGTATTTCTTCTTTTGCTATATGAACATCAGGCGCAAACATTTGATATATAGGTTTCCCTTCTTGTATAGACCCTAATCTATTCATTACATAGACATCAATCCAACTTTTAGTTTTACCTCTAATTAAATTACTATAGTAGTTACTAAGCATATGTTTTTGATTCTCAGCTTTTTTATTTGGCTGATAATCTTTTACTTCACCATCATCATTACGAACTTCAATCATTCCAGATGATTGTGTAAAGAACTTCCAGTTGTCAGGTTTGACTAACATCTTAGCTTGTTCTCTAGGAATGTGATCTGGCACAGGCACTTCACCTGACATAATAGGCCACCAATGATCTTCTTCTGGTGCGTTGGTATCTGCAATAACACCTGTCCAACTAGGTCCACCATCACGCATAGAGGGAAATCGCCCAACCCTCATAGTGCAAGCATCAATAATACTTTTGGGTATCTCCCTTGCCTCATTGATCCAAACACCAGTAAGTTCGAGGGACAATAACTTTTTTACATCTTCTGGTCGATCAAGGGCAAGGAAGATAACTTCAAGGTCTAGGTCACCTTTTTTAATGTGGTGGGTGTACGGCACTGACCAGATGAACTTTCCCCATTGTTCTTCTGGAAACCAGTCAAGCCATGTTTTAATAGTTGTAGTTCGTAGCTGTGGGTTTGTGTTCCGTATAATAGCCCATCGAGACTTTCGTTTTCCGTCAGGTGATTTGTTTTGTTCGAGCGACCTGCGAAATACTTCAACACAACATCCAACACTTTTGCCACTCCCTACTGGCCCACGAATCCCACGAAAGAAAGTATTGTTCTTCATAAAAGATTTAAGAACATTACCATCAGGTTTATATTTAAAGGTAGTCATCTAAGACCTTTATCTACCAACACCTTCATAGATTTTTCCACAACTTCTGGTCCATACCAATCAATAATCTGATCGACCATTGTATTAGTAACAAAAGATGCACCATGTTTTTCTGGAAAATATTTAAAGTGAACTTTTCTTACCGCTTCTCTCAAAGCATTTAAGTCTTCTTGTTTAAGTGTATTAACAAAGCTCATTTTTTCTTTTTAGCCTTTGCCTGAGAATAGGCTTCATTAATATTGGGAGTAGAAGGATCGTCACCTTGTAACTGTCCGTTGGAGCTTCTCGCACGTTCGGGTTCTGACCCCTCTACTAACCTGCGAGACTCAGGGGTTCTTGTCTTACCAGTATAAGTTGTTCCTGCTAGAACGTGAGTTTCGCCTGTCCACAATTCACCAGTTGTTAAATACCAAGCCATTAGCTTTCTGTCCTTTTAAACAAAGTCTTCTTTTTTTTCTTCTTCTTATAAGCTTCGGCTTCTTTCATTCCTTTAGCTGTATAAGCAAACTTCTTTCCCATTACATTAGGCATTTCTATATCTCCTTACCTTGTTAGCAATCTTTTTCGGTTGAGCCACAAACTGTTTACCCTTTGCCTTACCCTTTCGTTTGGCTCTGGTTGTAGCGCGATACTCAGCATCACTAAGAGCAGCGATAGCCGCAGAAGGAAGGTAGCGTTCACCAGTTTCACTAGACTTCTTTCCAGACTTTGTTCTCCACTTTTGTTTTCCCCAATTAAGCAAAGAACGTTGCGGAGCTCTCATGAAGTATAACCCCCACCACGTTTCTTATATTCTTTAGCAAGCAGCTGTGCCTTTCGAGCAGACCACTGACCTGCCGCAGTACCTTGAACAGCTTGCGCTTTAATCCTACGGAACAAAGTAGCCCTCATCTTAGGCTTGGTATAATTACCTGCTGCATTAACCGCCATTACACTGT